TGTTTTGTTCTGCTGTTAATTTAGGCGCAAGAGGTTCTCCAGTAGCACTCATAATTGGTTTTGCTGCACCTGTGCGTGTATCAATAAGCATAGGGCCATTAGCCGTTTCTACTACTTGACCAGCAGTAGGCGCTTGTGATTTAGGTATTCTTTGTAATACTTTAGTAGGGTCTAATGGGTCACGCAATTCAATAGCTGTGCCTGTGTCAATTTGAATAGGCGCACGATATTTAGCAGCGCCTTGTCCTACAGTTTCAGTTTTTCCTGTTGCTGGGTTGTAGCGTTGATAGACTTCACCTTCGCCTAACTTTTGTCCTTTAAGCATTTCTGCTAATTGTGACCTAACTAATGGATTTGTTGATTGTGCGCCAAGCTGGAAAGCAGCCATTGGATTAGGTTCTTGACCTTGTACCATTTGCGGTGCAATATTTCCACCATCCATCATTGGCCCAGCTTGTTGTACCATTTGGTCAGGAGTGCCGTATTGTAATTCTGAAAATTTAACTAAATCAGACAATTCTTTTTCACGCAATGCTTTAGCCATTGACAATTCTTTTTTATCAATGTCTTTCAGTTCTTTTTCGCCAACATATTGTTGCGCCATGTTGCCTAAAAACTCCCAAGGACTAGCGCCAACATAAATATTGCCAATCATTTGGCCTTGAGGTGTTTTTTGTCCTCTTTGAACAAGCATTTCTGCCATTCTGCGTTGGCGTTCAAATCCAGCAAGTTCTGGATTAGTTAACAATTGATTTAAATCAGTAGCCATAATCTATCCTTAACTCATTCCGTATTTCAAACCAGCGCTACCCAAATTGAATAAACCACTTATCATTGCATTGTTTTGGGCGTTTGTAGCGTTAGCATTAGCTTGCTGAGATTGATTTGTAAGACCCATTGCACTTAAAAAATCTGTGCCTGGTATTGTATTTGTAGGCGCATAAGTAGGTGTAGACAAGTTTTTAAGCATACCTGCTATTTGCGCTGGAGCCATGTATTTAGCCATTTCTTGCACAAATGCTTGTTGTTGTGCGTTCATGCCCAAAGTTTGATTTTGAAGTTGTTGGTTGAAAGCCAATTCATTAGCAGACATATTTTGCACATTGGTGCGTAATGGTTGTGTAAATGATTGTTCTTGACCAGCAAGATTAAGACCAATTTGATTAGCCCTTTGACCGTACACTTGTTGATTAGCACGCAATCCTGTGTCCATACCGCCAACAATAGCGCTAGTTCTTGCGTCATTTTGTTCTTGTGCAAGTAATTGTTTTGCTGTTTCGTATGCTTTAGTTCCAGGAACAATGCCTTGATTAGCTAATTTAACATCTGAAGCCTGTGATTGACGCTGTAATGCAGGGTCAAGCCTACGCATAATTGCAGCTTCGTATGTTTCGCCAGGATTAATACCAAATTGAGGCAATGTTGATGTATCAATATTAGTATTTACATCAAATTTAGGTAATGGTAAAAGTTGTTTGGCAGGGTCAAATTGTTGTTGATTTAAGCGTGAACCGTAATAGTTCATTTTTGGCATATCGCCAGCGCTATTAAATGTAGGGGATTGAAACGGTGAACCGTATGTAGACAACAATTGAGGCATTTGTGCATTAATAGCAGCTTGAATACCAGGCGCAGCAGTTGTGTTCATGGTATAGGTAGGATTACCATACTGGTCAGTACCAGTTTGTACATAAGTCGAATTGCCATAAGGCGTGACTTGATTAATACGGTTGTTAGCCGCATTAGCAGCAGTAGTTTGCTGCGCTGCACTTGTATAGTCTGGCGTTGCTACAGTCTGTGGACTGCCAAATAATGTATTTGTAATACCGCCTAAAATTCCGTTACTGCCGCCCATGTTTAACTCCTTTTAGAGTCGTTTTAATGTCTAAATAATGACATTGTTCACGCCTCATTGCTAATATAACCAAATCCCCATCTTCATGGGCATCTTCGATATACGCTTTATCTACAAAACCAAGGTGTCGGCTAAACTTTAGTGAATCCTCATTGTTAGAGGAAATCGTGATAAGTATAACGCTAACTCCTAGTTTATTAAAGGGATAATCAAAGATTGCCCATAAGAAGTCTTTGGACATCCAATTTTCACCTACCGAGGCAATGTGGCAAACACACGACTTTGTGCGAAAGCCACAATACCCTACTACTGCTGCTAAATTACCGTCTTTTTCCTGCCCAATACAAGTGGTGTTCTCTGGCAATTTCTCACCCAATTTATTACCCAACCAAGCACGCATATAGTCTTGGTCATCAGTAACAACTTGCCTCAAAGAACGCCACCTCGTTCCATTACATAGTCAGTTGAGGCCCAATGTACATCAATACCTTGGGAAGCTATTTTCATAGCTACGCCACCTGAATAACCTAATCCTGTCACGCCTTGCCATGATTTAGTAATAGACAATGTGCCACCCCATTGGGATTCATCCCAAATAGCGTTATCCCAAGACCCAATTTGAGAGTTTTGGGCATTAAATGACACACTTCCAAGGTCGTTTTGTGTAGCAAAATCCACATTAATACCAGCTAAAACGGCTGGGATTCCATTGTCTGTCTGGAATATAGGGCGAATCATAGTAAAGCGCTTTAACTGACCTCTAGCGTCAAAATAACTATATGCTTGTTGTGCTGAAGCATTAATGTTATTGCCATTGTCAGAATAAGCGTTCCAGAAATGACCTACATAGCCATTGCTTCCAAAGTACATTTGGTCATTAGACAATTCCCAGCATTGGGCGCTAATACTGCTAAAGCTGGCCCAAGACTTAGAAATGGTGTTCATTACAAATTGTTGGACTCCATCATTAAATGGCACATTGATAATCAACATATTTTGGCTGGCATAGTAGTTAATTTGCCAACCAAAGTTAATGCCGTATAGCGTAGCAGCTTGAGAAATAGCGTAGTAAATCTTGTCGGTAAGGTTAACCCTAGGGTCTAGTCGGCTTGACTGCAATGCAGAAGCCAAAGGCACTAAACCGTCTTGTGTAAGCAATAAAATGTCGCCAGCAAATTTGTAGAAACAGCGTCTTGCAAAGACATATCCTAGTTGCCATACGCCTTTTAATGCCCATGTGTCAGCAGACTCAGGGTCAGTACCGTTATAAACAATAACTTCACCCATATTGGTGACAAATACTGCATAATCATCAGCGCCTTGTCCAGCGTCAATAGTCCAAGTAGCCATTGCTTGAATATAGCCACCATTGCGTGCAATACCGCCAAAATCAAGCTGTTGCGCTTCACCAGCAATAGAGTTAACTGGCAAATACCAGACTCTCATACTGTTTTCTTCGGTGAAATATAGGCGGTTTTTAAACAAATTTACATGAATAAACTTGTTTGAATTAACCCCAGTAATAGCGTAATTAATGCTATATGTGCCTTGATAAGTGGCATAAGTGCCTACTGTAGTAGCGCTTGTAACTGGCGCTGAAGCCATAATGTAGCTAAATTCAGTAGCACTAATTCTAATGATGTTATATGTGCCGTTGTAAGCAGTTGGCACACAACCAGTAATAATTACTTGGTCACCTGTTACTAAATCGTGATTTACAGGGGTTGTAGCTTTAGCAATAATGCCTGTTTGTACATTGGTGCTAATTGTTTGTGCAACTACTACATAAGCGCCCACGACTGTAGCGTCTGTAGCTGGCGTTGTAGCCATAACATAACTAAATTGCGTGTCATTTATTCTTGTAATGATAAATGTGCCGTTGTAATCAGATGGTGTACATCCAGAAACAGTAATTTGGTTGCCAGTAAACAGTCCATGCGCTACCGATGTTGTGACACTAGCAGTAGTCCCATTATGGGATATATTGGTTATAGTTTGCGCTGTAACGCTATATGTACCAACAGTAGTTGCATTGCTGCCTGGGTTAGAAGTTAAAGCATAAGTAAAGGTTGTGGCGCTTTGCCGTGTAATGGCATAAGTACCGTTGTAAGCGCTTGGAGTAGCCCCTGCAACCACAACAATGTTACCTGTATACAAATTATGGTCAGCAGAAGTTGTAACTAAAGCGCCTGTACCTGTATTTGTAATAGATGTCATTGCATACGCAGTTCCGTTAGCCGTAGCATTGGAAGATGGCGTAGAAGCCATTACATAAGTAAATTGAGTGGCGTTTAATACGGTAATAATGAAAGTACCGTTATATTCATTAGGTGTAATGCCTGACATTACAATTTGATTGCCTGTTACCAATCCGTGCGCCACATTGGTAGTAACAGTAGCTAATGTTCCTACATGGGTAATGGTGTTTACTTGTTGCGCTGTTGTTGTGGAAGCATTATTAATCCAATTTGTACCATTCCAAAATGCTGTAGCATCCGTTCCATTACAAACTACTAAAAAATGACCGCCAGCAGTAGTAATGTTAATGTGTTGCAACTTGTCATTGGTGACGGTATGTGAAGGTACAGCAACATCACCTGAAACATCATAAATAGTTGTGCCAGCAGCGCCAAACAAATCTTGAGTGCTTGTGCCAGCGTAATTCATTAAAGAATTAATTGGGGTTGTTATTCCTATTGCATAAACACCAACTACTGTTGCGTTTCCAGTAGGTACAGCAATAGGTTTATAAGTAAAAGTTGTGGAATTTGTAACGGTTATTGTATAAACACCGTTATATCCAGAAGGGGTAGCCCCAGTAATTGAAACTGTGCTGCCAGTAGATAAGCCATGTGCTGTGGCAGTAGTAAGCGTTGCAGTAATCCCAGAAACAGTAATACTAGAAATAGTCTGAACGCCAGTTGTTGTAGTTAAAACACTAGCCTTTGTATATCCCAAGCGTAACTGCACATCAGTTGGAGTAGGGAATAGATTGTCAAGAACTACCGCATCTAATGGCGGCATTTCTGCAATAGAATCTCTAGCGTTCCAACCCCCAATAGGGCTAGAAACCGAGGCTGTGACTGCGGTACGACCTTTAGGTTGCGCCATAATTAGCTTCCATAACCAGTATCAGGAATATTGGCGTAACCAATAAGCACTTTGCTTGGGTATGGGGCAAACGATAAGTTTGGCGCACCTTTGTCGTTGGCTTTTACAACGCTTAAATAACGCTGATAATCTTGCATTAAAGCGGTTGTGTCAAAAGACTTAACTTGGAAATACTTTAATTTGGTGTAAAGAACCATTAAACGGTCATCAAACACAGTTGTATCTGTGTCGGCAGT